TTCTTCCCACCGTTCTTCCCGTTCTTCCCACCGTTCTTCCCGTTCTTCCCACCATTCTTCCCGTTCTTCCCACCATTCTTCCCAGCCTTTGCTGGATTTAGATATCAATAATATATAAATAAAAATATAGTAAGGAATAATTAAATAAAATAAATATTCCTTACTATATTTACTAACATTGATTTGTGATACAATATAATAAAAGGGAATAGGAAATTTTATATGATATATGAAGATGAAAACCAAATACCATGGTTCACTAAAGACAGATCAGAAACATCAACAAATAGATATTCAACAAAAACTATAGGAGATAATATTATAGTTGAAAATCCACAACTAGGTATAAATTTATATAAAAATGTATTTTCAAAAGAAGATTCTGAAAGATATATAAAAACACTTGAGTCTAATTTAAGTAATGGCGGTAAATATAAATGGTCAGATGCAACAGTTACAAACTCAGAAAAACCAATTAAAAAAGCAAGAGATTGTGTTGATTTTAAATATAAACAAGAAAATTTAGGTCCAAGAGATCAGCATAATGCCGAACTTATAGATTTACATGAAGAAATATATCAAAAATTAAAATTTTGTGTTGATGATTATGCAAGATATTGGGGAATTAATGTAATTTATTATGAGGCATTTAATTTTGTAAAATATGAGGGAGAGGGAAAGCATTTTAATATTCACGCTGACCACGGACCAGCATATAATTGTACAGTTTCTGCCGTAATATATATTAATGATGATTACGAAGGTGGAGAAATTAGATTCCCTAGATTTAATAATTATACTCACACTCCAAAAGTAGGAGATATTTTACTTTGTCCATCTAATTACATCTATGAGCATGCTTCTTTGCCAATGAAAAATGGGGTAAAATACTGTGTTGTAGTAATGACAGATATTAATGAATTAGGACACAAATAGTGCCTTTAGTTGCTAAATTTAGATCATTTCGTCCATGGTTAAATAAAGAAAGCATTTCTGTTCCAGTTCCAACACAAGAAGTAATTCCCGAATGGTATAAAGATGCAGATAGATTTGCAAAAATGCCAAATGGAGAATATTATAAAGCGCCAAAAGAAGTTTGTCCATTTCCAAAACCAGGAACCAAAGATGATTATGGAAAAATTCCAACATGGAAAGCCTGTCCAGCAATTTTAGATGCATTTATGACGGGATATACTTTTAAAACTCCATGTGACTTAACATTTTTTAAAAATTCTAAAGGCACAATCGATGTTAAAGTAGATGATATAAAGTTTAAAGATTTTTGTAGTGCAAGGCCAGCAATGCCACAATTTGAACACCCCAAAGGATTTTATAAAGAACATTTTGCTTGGATGCCAGATTGGGGAGTAGAACTACCAGAAGGCTATAGCGCTTTATTTATGACGCCTATGAATAGATTTGACTTACCCTTTATAAACACTACTGGTATTGTAGATTCAGACAAAGTTCATCTTTTAGGTAGTTTTCCATTTTTTATTGCAGATGGTTGGGAAGGAACCCTGCCTGCAGGAACTCCTTATCTACAAATTCTTCCATTTAAAAGAGAAAATTGGCAACATAAAATTGATATTTTAAATCAATCAGAAATGTATGATAAACTGGTAAATAATGCAAGTTTTTATAGACAGCCTGACGGCGGGGTATATAAAAGTAAAGTATGGACAAAAAGAGACTATAAATAGGGGAATAAAATGCAAACATGGACAGAAAAAGAAAGTCTTGGACAAGGAATAACTTGTTATCGTGGAGTAATAAAAAAAGAATTTGATGTAATTAATAGGCTTGAAAGCACTTTAGGTTCTGTTGCTGGGTATGGAGAATTATCATCAGAGGGAAAAGCATACCACTGGATGCCAGCATATGTAGGATATCAACAATTAATGCCTGACTATAGAGATTGTGTAGATTTTAAATTTAAAAAAACTGATATAGAACAAGATAAAAGTGAAGATTCATTAAAACTGCAGGAACTTTGGCAAGACGTTTACGATGCTCAGGCAGCAGCCGTTGAAGACTATAGACGAGATTACAATATTATGAAATTAAAATATTGGGAGGCTTTTAATTTTATTAAATATGGTCCAAAACAACACTTTAAAGAGCATCATGATCATGGGTATTCTTATAATTGCACAGTTTCTTTAGTTGCATATGTTAATGATGACTACGATGGCGGAGAGTTATATTTTAGATTGCAAAATTTAAATATTAAACCAAAGGCTGGAGATCTTTATATATTCCCTTCTAATTTTATGTATCCACATCAAGCAATGCCCGTTCACTCTGGAACAAAATATTCTATTGTAACAATGTTAGACTACAGCAAAAAATATCATACACCAGACATGTATGATCCAAAATGGGATAATGAATAATGCTAAAAATTTTAGTAGAAAAGATGCAGGGTAGTGATTTTAATATTAGTCCAATGTCAATAAAAAGGGATTGGATGGACCTTACATCTGAAAATCATGCATATAGATGTTTTCCAGTAACACAGGCAAATGTAATTGGGTGGAATCTTACATGCACAGAAAATATTGAGTTTGAGTGGGATGGAATAAATGATCAGACAGATCAACATGTAAAAATATTTAGCCCCCAAGGTTCTTATGCTGGAAGGGGTCAATCTTCTATAAGTTTAAACACTGGTTTGGTTTTTAGAACAGACAGTAATACTAGCATCTGGACAATTAATCCAGTAAACTATTTTAGTGAAGACTTTGAAACAATGTCTAATTTAATTAGCACATCGTTTTATCCTAATCCACTACCACTAGCCATTAGAGCACGAAAGGCAAATCAAAGAGTAGTTATAAAATCAGGAATACCAATAGCAACCATTATTCCTATATCTCTAACAAATTTAAACAACACCACTATAGAACTTGTTGACTATAAAGATGAGGACAGGTCAAAACAAAAAGCAAACATGTCCTACGGTGAAGCAGCACAAGAAATTAATAAATCTGGACAATGGACAGACTGGTATAGAGATGCTGTTAACGAAAAAGGAGAAAGTGTGGGCTCTCATGAAGTAAAAACCTTAAAACTTTCAGTCAAAAATAACATGAATAGTGATACAATATAAACATGGAAGAATATAAGGTAGTACAAAGAAAACCATCAATGACGCCTTCTGGGTGGTTTGGAAATAGTAAAAACATGATTGTTGAGTTAGAAAACTTTATGACCCAAGAAGAAATAGATTTTTTAGAAAAGGCTGCCAAGTCTATAACCATATGGGATGTAACAGAAACACATGTTAATGAAAATGGCACAGTAGTTTATGATTCTGATTATTGGAAAGATAGAGTAGCAACTTCTCCAACTTTAGATAAAAATGATCCTACAATTGCACCAGTTATTGCAGGATTATTTCAAAGGTTAAAGCCAATAGTTGAAGATTTTTATAAAGTTAAAGTTATTCCTACTGGAACGACTATTGTTAGGTGGCTTCCAGGCCAATTACAAAATCCTCATGCCGACAAAGAACTACATGAAGGTCCAGATGCTGGATTACCAAATGATTTTCCTAATTATGATCTATCTAGTTTATTTTATTTAAACGAAGATTATGAAGGTGGAGAATTATATTTTCCAAATCAAGGAGTTAAATTTAAACCTAAAAAGGGTGCTGCTTATTTTTTCCCAGGAGATATGCAATACATTCATGGAGTAACAGAAATAAAAAATGGTATTAGATATACTTGTCCATTTTTTTGGGAAATAGTAGAACATACTGGAGATCGGAAGCCACAAAATGTCTAATCTAGATCTTAAGGCAATAGAAATATATCCTAATATTCTTGTTTATAAGAATCTTTTTAAAGATATTGCACAATCTTATAAAATTTTAACAGACTCCTTATTAGAAACAGAAGACAGACTTTTTAGCCCTTGGACCAAATGGTCTGTTTTTGGAGATTATTTAAATCCACCAATACCTAATTTTGATTTATCAGATAGGTATGGAAATATAAAAAATGTACAAACTAAAACGAAAACACAAGAAAATGAAAAAAATCTTATTATAGAAATGATGGAAAACTTTCATTTAGTTACAGAAGACTATATTAAAAGATACAGTATTGATGTAGATTTAAATGCAACGTCTGTTAATGAAGATGGAAATATTGTACCAACTTGGCGCTGTACAGGCGGCACAATTGGTAAATATAATGTTAGTACAGATGACTATAAAATTGGAATGAACTATCATTCAGACTATATAAGAGAATCAGGTTCTGCGCCAGGATATAAATTTGTAATAACGTGTACAATATATTTTAATGATGACTATGAAGGT